GGCAGTGTGAGAATCGCTAAAACGACCTCGTCCTTATAATCTTTGTCTCGGGATTCTAAAAGTTTGCCCTGGTAAGTTTCCTCACCTCGGGCCATCTTCTGTGCGTGCATATGCTGCGCATCAGCCATAGCCATTTTAGTTTCTTGGCGCTTTTTAAATATGTGCGTGCCAGCGGAAACCGCTAATTTTACTGCACTAAACCACATAAATCTCCTTTATAATGTAGGATATACATATGATGCGTGCAAAATTAAAACCACTTAACTTTTGATTTTTTACTTGCAAGCATTCTTCTTTGTCCACCAACTTGGTCTTCTACTGGAATCTTTTCAGAGACTTTGTATTCTTTGCCTCCCTTAAGATATCCGTCTTTGTTGGTAAACTGTTTGAAGTCTACGCCTTTGTAAAAAGGTCTTTGTCCTTTTGCCATATTAACTCCTTACCTTAATGCCACCTTTTAGGTAGTCATCTTCGTTTAAATATACTGAATGATCCGGGGTCTTAGTATTCAAAGCTGATGCTAATTTATTACCATGAGTTTGAATTCCTACTCCACCGGGATTCATTTTAACTCTTTTAGTTAGAGGTTGACCTTTTTTATTGATAGTCATATTATCTAATCTTTCAGCCATTATTACCATCCCTTCTTAGCCAGTCTAGGTTGGCCTTTTATAAGTATTGATCCACCATGTTGAAAACCGGCTCTTCCGCCTTTATTAAGAGTTCGTATAGCTCTAGCTTCTTTTGATTTTCCTTCCATACGAGTTCCTGCTCTACTTTTTTCTTTTTGAACTTTATTCAAAAATTTCATAGCTTTATCATGAAGTTTTTTCTCTCCACCCGGCGCCCCTGCTTGTTCTTGAAGCATTCCTTTTTTACCAGTGCTTGTTTTAATAAAAGGTGAATATTTTATTTTTGTGTAATCTTTATATGGTCTTTTCGACGAAGAATCTCCTCCGCCTTCAGTTTGACCTCTTTTAGCTTTAGCTTTAGCTTTTTTATCTGCCATAATTAACTTTTCCTTTTCTTTGCCATTTTTTTAAAAGTCTTTGCTAGATTGTATCTCTTAGAACCTGGGGGACAAGAGGCACCTCCGAATTTTTTCCCTGTACAGGGTTTATCTTTTCTCATACCTTTGGTAGCTTTTTGAATCCATTTATCTTCTCCACCACCTTTTAAACCTACTCTTCCACCGTCAGCTCTTCTTTGAGGGCTTGGTTTAACTTTTTTAAAGTCTTTTTTCGTATTATATTTGATATTTTTAACAAGTTTTGGAAATTTCTTTTCGTGTTTCTTTATAGCTTTGTGCCAGTCACTTCTTATAGGAAAGCCGCCTAATGTAGTGGTATAATGAGAACCATTGCTTTTGATCTGGGCTCTATGTAACTCCGCTTTTGCTGCATCTCGCTCAGTTCTTGGGCTACCTCTTTTTAGACCGATTCTTCCACCTTTATTATACATCGCTCCACCACGCATACCCATATCAGGTTGATAGTAGCCTCGTGATTGATCAAATCTTTGTGTACCGGTAATTGGTCTTGTGTTTCCTTCAGCACCACCGAGTTGCTTGCCCACTCTTCCACCTTTATTATGTATAGAAAGGTGTGGTTTATAGCCTGGGGTATACTTACCCCCGCTTTGTTTATCCGGTCTTATGATATCGTAATTGATACCTTTACTTGTTTTTCCCATTCCTGGCATAATTAAACCTTCTTAGCGCCGCGGCTCTCATCTCTTCGAGATTTAAAGCTTTGGGTCTTCGTAGCTTCTGCACCACGTCTTTCACCTAAAGATTCGTCTAATCTATCATCTGCAGTTTGCTTCTTAACAGACTTGCCATATGGGAATCTAGAACTGTAAGGTCTTGTTCCAAAATCATTTCTCATATTTTTCTCCTAATTATTTATTATACTAAGTTCGAGGACCTTTCAAGGTTTTTACATCTTTTCTTTTCATAACATCAGATCGCATTTTTGCTTGATTGGACATCTCTTGTTTAACTAATGAAGTTTTAGCCCTTAGTTTAGCTAAATCTTCGTTCTGGTCAAGCTTTTCTTCTGTCAATTCTCTATTTTGAACCAACTTAGCTTTATCCAGATTTACTCTTGCTTCAGCTTCTTGTTTCTTCCTAAAATCATCCATAGCCTTCAAATCAAGTTCTTGTGATTTTAACTTGATTAATGGATCACTGTCTAACATAGAAGTAATAACTTTTTCTTGTGCCATAAATTCTTCTGTGAATTCTGCAATTAAAACAGCTTTTCTAGCTTCCATTTGTAAATTCAATTGTTGCATTTGCTGTTGTAGCTGAGGTCCTGTAGCTCCTTGTGCCTGCGCTTGTTTCATTTGTGTAATTTGCTCAGCAAACTCTAATTCAACATGTTCCTGCGCCATAAGCGAAATATGCTCGAATATATTCTTTTCTAAAGATGCCATGATAGGAGGATTATTCCTCACAAAATTAGTAGCCATAAAATTCATATGAGCTGTAATATGTGCTCTATGATCCTGCTTCGGATACGCTTGAAACGGTTTCATTGTCATAGCATCAATATGCTCCAATGCCGGATCCTTGGGTTGGGGGGGCTGAGGAGGAGGTAAAAGTTGATCGATGTTTTTAATTCCCAACGCTTCATACATTTTACGATAAGACTCATACATATTATGCATTTGAGGATTAGACATAGCCAGTTGTAATTCTGTCTGCGCCAATTGAATTCTTTGCGTCATCGAAAAAATATTAGGATCCGCAACCGGAACAATATCTATTCTGTCATCAAAATCCTTTTGCTTAATCACTCTTTGTCCTCCGACAACATCATAGGGATATTCTTCAGGAAGATATTGAGCAAACAATCCTGCAAGTAATTTGAATTCTTGTCTTAGTGCAGAGTATAGTCGTTTATGGATCGCTGACATCACTCTTGAACCTCTTTCCAATAAAGCAACTGTAGTTCCAACCGCAGCACTTTGATTACCATCGCCTACTTGCATATCTGCAATGGATGCAAATCGTTGACCTGCTTGAACAACAATCCCCATTAATTGTAATAAAGTTTGTGAAGGTTCTTTATAAGGTAAAGGATAAAAAGCGTCTTTTAAATTTCCACCAGGCGCATCAACATCTCTAAATTCTCCAGGCTGCAAAGGAGACGCATCATCCCGGACACGAATTCCTCTCATTTTAAATCCTGCTGGAAGATTGGATAATGTGCCAGCGTCCAGTAATTGACGGAGNGCTACCGTTGCGGTTCTNCTTAATCCGCCAATCATGTGGATAAGTCCAAATCCNTAGAAACCTAGTCCTGGCAAAAATTTAAAATGGACAAAGTATTGGATTTTTTTCTTAAGTGGATCACCCGGTTGATAATTTCTTCTAATGGCTAAAACATTTTTTCCTCCCACTTCCATTGTTACAATATAAGGAAGCTTAATGCCTGTTGGTTCTCCATCTTCAGGATTAATATCTTCAAATCCTTCTAAATCTAAATTAGTATGAAATTCTAAAATAGTATAAGTTTGATCAGAAAATTGGCTATAAGTTCTTCTTGTTCCTTCTAATTTTCTTTCCTCTTCGTGAACTTGATCCTGGGTATAAGTAGGTTGTCCTAATTCAATGTCCGAATAAAATCCTGAAACTTGAGACTTTCGAATTTCATTATGCGACATATACATACGTTGAATAACGGATTCAGCGTCTTCAAGGGAAGTCGCAGAATAAGGAACAATCAAATCATCAGCCTGAACGAACTTGGAGACTGCCCGTCCCATCATATCATCATAATAAACTTTTTTAAAAGCCGAACCTGCAAGAGGTAGATAGAATAAAAGCTGGTCAAATTCAGCTTCATATTCCGGCATTTCATTCATGATTTGATAATTCATGTAATCTTTAACCCTGATAGATTGATCTTCTTTCTCTCGACTGGATAATCCTAAAATCTGGGTTCTAACAGGACCTTCGGCCGGTAATAATTCTTTGTAAGCAGTCGCTTGAAATTGAGTAACCGCTTCTGCAAGAACCGGATGGGTTGCACCCGATGCTCCTTGAAAAGGTTCACTTCGTTGTTGATATTTGAATCCTAAAAGATCTAAGCCTGTCGTATAGGTTTGTTCCCAGTCTTTTCTTGAATTTTTATAATCTTCATACTCCTGAAAAAGTTGAGAACTTAATCTTCCTAAAACATCATCAGGAAGCAGATCGGCTAAGTTAGCCGTATGGTCTTCACTATCAGGAAGATTAACTTTTCCCGGTTCAAATTCTATATCCGCACTTCCGTCATCATTCTGAGTAACTTCAATACCTTCATCATTGGTTTCGGTTAACTTCTCTGTTTGTTCGATGATGGCTTCTTCGGGGGATTCTACGTGCACTTTTTCCGTTACATTCGGTAACGGCTTTTCTATTTTTGCCATAATGTTCCTACNATCCTATACTAACTTGTTTTGGTTGATTTAACAAGGCTACAATGCCCTCCGGATTAGGCCCTGATAAAGGAGGCACGGCTCCTGGCCGT